GTTGGGAAAGGTTTCCCGAGTTTCGCTGATCATCAGCACAAATTCGGACGACCTCTTCGGACGGGGTATCGAACAGAATCGGTACCACCGCGGGGTGTTGTTCGGGTTGTTACAGGTTTATTGTCTTTCCATAACGGTAGGACATTTAGCCTTGCAGCCTGTACTCGCTTTAGATCTCCCAAATCCATATCAGCACAACGCGTGATAACGGATTTGATCGTAGATAAGGGTCGGAGTCGGGGCAGTTCCATTCCTTTTAGGAATTTTGCAAACCCTGAATATTTCCCAAATCTACGATGTAGACGGGTACACTGTCTCCTCAATTCTAACTCATCGTTAATACGGTCCTCATCATCTTCAATATCATGATGGGAACCTTTTTCGAGTTTTAGAAAAGCGGCAGTTCCTTTTTCAACCATATAGAGATTACCAGTCAAATTCTTGACACGTGATTTCATCTCCAAAAGGGATAAATACACGATCTTTTCATGAATGGTAATTGGACGGTCAGGGAATTCATCTTGAATGCCCAAACCACCATACTCTGTAGGGATGTCAAGGGAGCGGACAGTGCCGGAAAGTTGCTCAGAACAATAAGTTCTTATTTGGCGCTTGTTGAAGCCATTTAAAATGGCCTTATCACACACCAAAGTTTGATCTTTGTTCCGGGAAATCAACTTGAATTTTCCAGTCTTTTGTCTAATCATCTCTTTGTCTACTCTCGTAAACAACTGAGAATCAATGGACACATAATCCTTCGATTGGTAATTTTTACCTACCGAAAGAGAAAGACCAATCAATTCAGCGGTTGATTTCCAGGAACTTATTTGTTCAGATGTTAACTGAGCTGCGATGTCATCACCATGGAATAGAGCTGGCACACTCTCTAGGTCACAATTCAAGGGTTCACAAATAGTAAAACTATTCAGTAAACTCAGAATTGGGAACGAAAGAAGGGAACCCATAAGTTGTCCATTTTCTTGAACAACATCAGGGATGCCAGTCTTTGATCCATATTCCACCAAGTGTTTTTGGCCTTCATAACTTATCCAGTCCTGCACATGAGGAAGGTCTCGGAATTCCTCTTTAAGAGTTTCCATGACCGCCTGAGATGCATGATAGTTTAGGTTATCAGTTGCCGAGCTATAGTCTCCTGAAAGTAACCATTTATCTGGTGTGATGGGTCCTAATTGCGATAAATCGTAATCAGGATTCCAGCACGGTTCAAAGCATTTCCATTTCTGGAGGGCTTTGAACATTGCCATTTGTAATGGTTTCAAACAGTAAGACTCAGCTTCGGGTGTAGTTATTATCCTTGCTTTTAGGGATTCAACAACCACACAGGCTCGAACACGAGGGAGGGGATTCTCGGGAGGCTTCAAACGACAGTCAAGTGAAAGATTATCTTCACGGAAGTGGGAAATTACTTGTTTCCAACAATTTTCACTCCAAAATGACTGACGTTTGAGATACTCATTAGTAGCATAACGGATTATTTCCTTTTGCGTTACAAATTCGTTAAGATCAGGATGTGCAGAAACAATTTCTGACGCCTCACTGGTCCACTTTGTGTACTTACTATCAACACACTTCCATTCTGGTTGAATGACATGTGTCTTGAAAACAGTACCAAAACGTTTTCCTAACTCAAAAGTAGGACTAATCCGTCTTGACAATGCTCTGGTATCAGCACAATTGAAGGATGAACACACTTCCATTCCTTTATTTGAGGAAAGGATTAAGAATTTTGAGGTAAATTGTTTACCTTTATCTTTTAAGTGTGCCATATTCAGTTGATACGGCATATCAGAACACATTTGAATGAG